TTTTAAATAAATAAATTAGTTTTCAATAACTTCATCAATCTTACTTTCAGAAACTGATGTGATTCGCCAATCATGGGTAAATCCTTCATATTTCTTTGTAACTTTCGCCTCAACGTCCGTTACTGAGTAACCTTTAACTAATTTTTCTTCTCTAATTTTTTTAATCTTTCCTGAATTCTCATCAGGTAAATCGTACTGAATTTTTGCTACAAAATATTTTTCTTCCATGTTTTATTATTTTCCTAAAAAATCGTTTAATTTCTTCATTAAGTCAACTGACTTTTCAACATATCCATTAGTTTGTTTATGTTTTTTTTCTTCATCTAAATTTTCTTCATACTTTGTTCTATCTTCAGGGTTTGAAAATAAATAAGCTCCTGGCGTTGATGGTGAAGAAACTAAGTCAAAACATATTAATTCAAAATCATCTTGAACCTCATTTCTTTCCCCAACTTTTTTAAGAGAACCAACACCTCTTGAAGAAACTCCCATAGTAACACCTTGTCTCATTAAGTTTGCCGCTTGGTCACCTTTAGTTGATACGATTCCTCTTTCATGGAACCCTGGCGAAGTTAATAATTTAAGTTTACCCATTAAAATATTTCCCTCCCACCAAATTTCTGTAATTAAATGAGCAACTCTATCTAAGTCAATTAAAGAAGATTCAGGGTGATTTAACTCTGAAGTTGATAATCCTTTTTCAATTGCTTTTTTATAATTCTCGGCTTCTCTTTTAAGAATTCTTTCAGGATATGTTCTACCGTTTCTATTTGGTGTATCGTATTTTTGTAAGACAGCATAAAATTCAAATGGATTTCTATAATCCATTTCTTTAGCTTCTCTTAGAACCTTTTCATTACGAGCATCTTTAGGTGATACAAAACCTGCGTCAGCCTCGACTAAAATACCGTGACCAAATTCGCTAGCTTCTAATATTCTTAAATTTTTCATCTAATCTTTTATGATAAATATACCGTTATTAATAGTTTATTGGTCATCAGTCTTTTTTGAAGTTGAAAATTCAAAGTATTTGTTCGGTTGAATGTTATTTCTAAATATTGATTTAACGATACCTTTAACTGAATCTTTAATTTCTAATGATTTAAAATCTAATTCAGAATTGGTGTATAGGTTAATCTCTAAGTTAAAAAATGATTTTTTTCCGTGTGAGATTCCACTTGTTCTAAGGTCTAAATCAACAATACTTTTTTCTTGAAAAAGTTTAGTGTTTATTGATTCAAAAACAGAATGTTTTATTTCTCTACCTAAGTTAGAAACTATTCTGTTCCAGTTATCATATTCTTTTTTTGGAGTCACCCATGATTGGATGTTGATGTATACTGATTTTAAATTTTTTGAATCTACAGTACCATACACGGATTTAATTGGATTGTATAAATTTAACTTTACACTCTTTCCTTTTTTCATTAATTTTCATGATTATATATGTTTATGTTCTGTACAAGAATAAGTCATATAAAACCAATAGTCAAAAATTTTCTCAAACTACAAGATATTTTATAATATATGATAATCATAAACATTAAAAATGGGGACAATTTAGAGAGAGCTCTAAAAACATTAAAGTCTAAGGTAATAAAGACTAAACAAAACCAAAAATTAAACGAGAGAAAAGAGTATACAAAAAAATCTGTGGTCAGAAGAGCACAGATTTTAAAGGCAAAATATATTCAAAGTAAAAATAATAATTAAATTGATTCCTCAAGATTTTTTAATCTTAAAAAATTCATTTGGTCAAATTTTTCGTCTTTTAATTTAGTAATAGTTTCGGAGATTCTTGATTTAATTTCTGATTCATTTTCATTATTCATAATAGTTTCCAATTTATTAATTGCACTTTCACGAATAACTTCAAATTTCTCCTCAAGAATTTTTGTGTCCTCAGAGACAATTTGAATAAATTCTTTTTTAGAATTCTCATCTAAAGTATCAAGATAATTTCTCAATGTTTGGTTTGCAATATTCACCATTGATTTAACAGGAATATTTATAGATTCTTTAACGTTTTGAGGCTTTGATGTAAGAATTGAAACAATATTTTTCTTAGATTTAATTCTTTCTGATAAACTCATTTTTTGAGTGTAAACTAACGTATCAATATCGGTATAACCATTTTTAACTGATTCAGATACTGTTCTTGGTAATTTTATACTTGGTAAAACTCTTTGTAACAACGATATACCTTCTTCTAAGAATTCTTTAGCGTCATCATCATTTAACCCTTGAGGAGTACTCAATTGGTCATATAAAGTATACGCCTTTGACATAGATTTATTGTTCAATACATTGTGTTTGAACTCTCTCAATGTCTTCTTGAATTCCTTTTCATTCTTGTAGGATTCTAGTAGATTATTCTCAATTATGGATTTTATGGTTCCGAAGGTCATTTTGCTCATTTTCAAATAAATACTATGAATTTAGTAACTTATCCAATTCTTTTGAAATTTCTCCTAAAGAATCTTGAGCTTGTCCTAAATCAATCATTCGAGACCCTTCAATTAAGTTACTTTCAATTAAAATGTTCATGTCTTTTTTCTTAGACTCTGGAGCTAATTCTGGTTCACCTGATGGTGGTGGAACTTCTCCTTCTGCTGGAGGAGCCTCTGCAGGTGGTGGTTCAGATGGAGAACTAAATGATGGTGGTGCTCCTAATTCTTCAGTACCTCCTGGTGTAGTTGCTGCTCCTGCCGCAGGTGTCGCACCTGTCGCACTTCCGTATAATTTATCTATATTATCAAATAATCCTGTTTTAGTAATAACTGTAGGAGTTGCTTTAAGTTCTTCACCAACAGCTCTTTCAACTCTTTGTTGTTGTAAGTCCAAACGAACTTCTTCGTCAGACCAACCAAAGATATGTTTCTTAGCCCATGTAGATGATGTCGCTTGAATACCATTTCCTGGTCAGACACTAAGTCTTTATACAATAATACTTTTTCTTTCCAAACATCAATCTTCAATAAATCTGCCTGAGTTGACGGGTTTGTAAGACCTATAGTAAAGTTTGAAAGTTCATCTTCAAACCCTAATAAGAATAAGTGAACAATCGCAATTTTGTTTAACTCAGCTAACATACTCTTTTGGATTCTGTTGATTGTACGAGCAAATCTAATGTCTTGTAATGCCAAGTTCTTACCGTCACCAACAACTTCTTCAAACCCTAAGAAAGCCTTAGGTACACGAAGTGCCGTTAATAATTTCTTTTGGATGTATTCAATATCCGCAATCTCTGATAAGTTAGTTGCTCCAGGTAATGTTGTAATTGGGTCTGGTGCCGCTGGGTCTCTTACAGGAATAAAATAATCTTGGTCAACCGCCATTTGGTTGAATCTCATATCCACATTACCTGTATTCTTGTCAACAATTTGTTCTCTTTTGAATTTGTTGGCAACACGGTTTACGTATGCTTCAACATCATCATCGTTCATATTACCTACGAATACTTTGAACATTCTTCTCTCAGGAGCTCTTGATGTACGATAAATCAACATCGCATCTTCTGATAATAATAATTGTTTCCAAATTCTTCTGGCTTTTTCTAACATAGAAGTACCATAAGGAAGTTTTCTATCGTCACCTAATAATCTAAAGTGAGCGATTTCCCATGATTGGAATTCCATATTTTTGTTCTTCCAAGTAAAGTGAAGGGCTTTTTTGTCTTTGTCCAACTCTTGTGTAATATCTACAGATATTTTTGCAGTAACCCCAACCTCATGTCTTTCAATTTCGATAGTTGGTAACTGTTGTACTCCAACAACACCTTTTTCAGGGTCTAACTTTAAGTAAACAAAGTTATCACCATACTTACAAGTGTTTCTTGTCCACATAGGTAAGTTGGTATTAATATCTAAATTGTTGTTGAACAAGTCGGCTAATACACCTTTTATTCTTTTTGACTCAGAATAAATCTGAAGAATAAATCCATCTTCGTTTGTTGTTGTAGATTCTTCAGCATAGATATCAAGTGCCGCTGAAATTTCTGGAGTATATTCCATCGATTCATAATCGTATTGTGCCGATAATCTGGATGGTTCGTAATAAATTGCTTGTGAGTAAAGATTGTTCTCAACCTTAGCCCATTGATTTGTTAGGTAAAAAGTTTGTTGTGCTTGTAACTTTTCTCTTTCGTATTCTTCTCTACTTTTGGTACGTAATAATTCCTTCTTATCAAACTTAAAAGTTGGATAATCTTGTTGAAGAAGTGAGTTTGGACCAAATGTTTGCGACAGTCGTTGCCAAACCGTCATATTTTGTTCTGCCATAATGTAAATTTACTTGTTACCTTGATAATATAAATACTTATCGTTAACGAAATAACCAAGAGTATTTTTCATAGTCACCACGAGATGGACCTTGGTTTATTGGGAATTGTCTTCCCATTTGAGGAACCATAGGATTAAAATACTCTGACGTATTTTTGTTCTCACTGATAGCTGTGGACCAAGAGTTTAACATAGCTTTAGTATGGTTTACAACTTTTTCTAAAGATTGGAATGATTTTTCTGCAACGTAAATCGCCATAGCGATACTCATGATACAATCATCATGATGTCCTTTTTGGTGGTCAGGTCTACCATTAACATAAATAAACGTATTCATTTCATTGTATAACCTACTTGAATAAATTCTAAACTTATGTCTCATAGACTCTTCAAATGAGGCAATAATTTGAACCCTTTTATTATTAAAATTAATACCAGGTATTTTTTCATTTAATTTAGGGTCAAACTTCCATTTGTTTGTTGTATCAACATTATCAACATACATTCCTGATTGATAACCCATCTCTTGCATTTTTCTTGCAGTTGCAACTCCCATACCCCCTGTTAAGTCAATCACACAATAGGCGTTGTACATTGTACCCCACTTATATGCAATCTCTGCAGTGATGTCTGGTGGAACTTTACCGACATATTCAAGGACTTGTTCTCTTGTATCAAAGTCAATTATTTGAATACAACTAAAGTCTTCAGAATCTCCTCTTGATACGTCGACACCCATAACATACTTATGTCCATTAACAGGTTCTTTAAAAATCCAAAGTCCTCCTCCCATCATTTTTGCCTGAGGTTCTTTGACTTGGTTTTTAGAAATATCTGTCATCATATCAGAATCAAATACGTTATCACCTGAACCTAAGAAATTACATTCCAATTCCTGAGCTACTTTACGTCTATCGTATTTTAATTTCTTAACCATACCTTCAAACCAAGAAGAACACGGTTTATATCCTTGTTCAATGTAGTCTGTTACTATGGAGTGGTCTCTATCATATGGATTGTCCATAGACAAATTAATAATGATTTCATCAAGATTGTATTCTTCTCTATTCAAAAGAAAATGAACTAAATCGTTAGTTTTAACCATATACAAGTCTTTTGTATATCGTGGGTCACGGTACCAAAACATTTCAGTTATTTTGAAATCGTTCATACCTCTCAAAGATTGGTCATAGATTTCATAATAAATTGGGTCATATCCGTTTGGTGTAGATACAACAATAACCTTACCACCCGTAGATAGTGAGGCCATACAGGCAGCCCAAAAATCTCCGTCGGCTTCAATGTAGGCGGCCTCATCAAATATCAAGATGGTAGGGGTATAACCTCTAAGAGCATCTCGTGATGTTGCAACGGCTTTAATCTCACAACCATTAGTTAATTTGAAATGTCTTTGTGCGTTCTTTTCATTGGAGAAAGTTACTCCAACCCACGAAGGCCACTGTTCTGTGAACCCTCTAACCTTATTTGCCATCTCCACTGCCGTATCTAATTTGTTGGCAATGATTAGGATTTTTTCAGGTTTATTCTTTTTGGCAAAAACTAATCTTTTTGATGCCCATGCAGCGGTAACTGTTGAAACTCCTGCCTGTCTGTATTTCAGGGCAACGTTTTCATTGTAGTTATCGTAATCTTCGATTAATTTTATTTGGTCTGGAAATAAATCTAACGGAACGTATTTGGATACGGTGTTATCGTAGGTCTGTAAATAAGTACGAAGTGCGTAAGGAGTATTCCTCATACACTTCGTCACTTCTATAATTAATTGTTCTCTATTCACAAATTTTGGTTATTTGGATAACGATATGCCCAAACCACCTAATAAGTCGTCAAGATTGTCGGGTTTTTTTATCCCCAAACTATCTAAGTAATTATCCATGTCTGTAAGATAATCCTCATCATCGTCCTCTTCTTCAGGGGCATAATCAACATCAGAATCTTCATCATCGTCGTAAGAACTAAACTTACCACTAGGATTTAAATTACTATCGTCAGATTCACCATCTTCTCTAAAATTATCAAAGTCAGACTTCATTTTTTGAGCCTCTTTCATAATTTCTTTAAATTTTGAAGTTGCAATTTTAACTTTTGATTGGTCTTCAGATATTGCATTTCCGATAATTTTTAAAAATTCTTGTGCAGGTATTTGATATAATAATATGTGGAACCAAGGAGTTAAACCTTTATTTGATTCATCATACATTTCGTCAGGTAATGCGTATCTAAGTTTTTCTACAATTTCAGGACCTATTCTCAATTGCATTGGTTCGTTAGATAATACATCAACAGCTCCTCTAACTTTTTGACGAATTTCAGGATTTTTAGAATGACCGTATCTACCTTTGGCTTCTTCTAACCCTTTAATAATTTCATGACATAAAATTGGAAAAATCAACCCTACTGCAACAATTTTTGTGTCAGGTTGTTCTTCACCTTCCCCTTCTTCTCCACCTTCTTCTCCTTCATCGTCTGCGTCGTCTAATGATACTTTACCTGCCACACCTTGACCTGTTTGACTCATCATCTCAATCATTTGTTCCATAGTAAAATACATGAAATCATTAATTGCCATGATACCTAAATAATCTCTATATAAAGATGGGTCAATTGCATCTAATCTTGCTTTAACCGCTGGTTTTTGAAAAAGGTAATGTCCTCTTTTTGCCGACCCTTGAATGATGGCATTTATAATATTTCTTTTATGTTTTTCTAATTCTAATTCTTCTTCATCTGTTAAATCTTCAATATCAAAAGATGGAATTTCTAATTTTTCTTCTTCTTCTTCTTCATCATCTTTAGGCTCTTCTGGCTGATATCTAAAATCTGATGTATCTGGTTGTTCTCCTAAATGAGCATCAATTTGATACCATCCTTCAGGTACTTCACCTTCATCTAAACAAGCGTCAATCGCCAATTGTATAAGTTCATCTTTATGAGCAGCCTCAATTCTCATGATATTAGGAATTTTCCTCATCATTTCATTGTAAACCATCCCTTGAACTTGTTTTGAACTTAAATCTGCTATTCCCGTTACTTGTCTTAATTTGTCAGCTACTTTTTGAAATCTTTGACTGACTAATCTTTGAACATCAGCAGGTCCCTTTTTCATTGCAGGATTTTGTGCGTACAAACTTTCAGGACTACCTAATTTTTTTACTAAACTTGGGTCCATTCTTTCGGGAGTATTTCCGTAATCTATTTGTTCTTTAATCTTTTTTGCCATTTTACTTTTGTAGGAGGTTTAATATTACGTCAATTACTTTATCTTTTGTTTCTTCAGGAGAAGGGTTTTTTGCCTTTGGGGACTCTTTTTCGCCAGGGTTTGGATTCTTACCAGGATGTGCAGGTCTTTGAGGTTTTGTGCCAGGTTTTGTTGTCGGACTTGTTTTTGGTTTTGTTGGCGCAACTGCTGGATTTTGTTCCCCAACTTCTTTTTTTACTTTTGCCTTTGGAGCTTCTTTTTCACCAGGGTTTGGATTTTTACCAGGATGTGCGGGTCTTGGTTTTTTATCAGGTGCTCCTGGTTTTGTTGTTGGTGATGTTTTTGGTTTTGCTGGAGCAGTTTCAGTATTAGAACTTTTACCAAATGATTGCAAGTGTTTTGTTGCAAAATTTTCACCTTCGGACAGATGTCTAATTAAATCACCCTTAGTGATTCTCGGTGGTAAATTCTTTTCTACTATTTTCATAATTTGATTTTCGATGAACAAAGATACAGGATTTTTTCCTTCTTTCAACTGGTCTTTTACAGATTGTACACATCTTTCAAATTTTCTTGTTTTTTTAGGACCAACTTGTGCATGGCATATTGCCCATGGATTTGGTTGTCCTGGCTTAAGGTCAGCTTCACTTTCAAACATACCCATACCGTCATCTCCACCACCAAATCCATCATCACTAGATGGACCGTCGTCATTTCCAACACTATTACCTGCATAAGGGTCAAAACCACTATCTTTTTCGGCAGAATCATCTAAATCAGCATCTTCCTCTAATTCAGATTCGTTTGGAGTTGCAACAACATCTCCTGTTGGTGTTTTCTTTACATTATACCCTTTTGGTGATGGTGGTAAATTTCCACCGTCTTGTCCAACTTTATAACTTTTTTTAGTCGGCATTTCTTCAACTTGTTCCCCTAAAAATAATCTATTATGTAGAACATTAATTTGAGATTCATCTAACTTACTAACTGTTGTAGATGATAACCCTTTTTCTATAAGTTCTAATGCTTTTTTATTAATTTTCATATACTACTTTCTTTTCAAATTCTAAAATCAAATCTCGTTCATAGAGTTTGTCTTTTATTTGTTGTTCGGTCATTCCGAATCTAAAAACCATACGATTTTGTCCATTTTCTTCATCAGGTTCCCAGGCTAATGCGACAACATCGTCAATCGCATCTATCATACAAAAAAAATCGGAGTTCTGAATCAATTCCAATTTTATATCAGTATTTCTCAGAACTCCTACTTTTTTAATATATTGTAACTCAGGAGGCCCAGGATAACCATTTGATGGTTTACTTTCCCAAGATTCCCCCCACACATCCAGACTTTCAGAGAATATGAATTCGTAAAGATTGTCTCCCTTATAGTTGGGTCCTAAACCATTTACGTATATCAAATTACTCATATTACAAAATTTGTCCTTCAGGTGTTATTCTAACTTGTTTACCTTTGTTTTCAAATACCAAGTTTTTCTTATTGGTTTTGCCAACAATCTTAGCTGAAGAATTTTTAGTTAAGAATTGTTGAGACGCTAATTCTTGTTCAATTGTTTCAGTTAACTTAACAACCGCACCCATTTGTTTTCTAACTTCAGAAATTTTTGCTACTTTTTTCTTAGCAACTTTTTCTCTACTTTCCATGATTTCTTTTTTAGTAACTTCAAAATACTTTGAGATTACCTTATCAATTTTTGATTCACCAAAGATATGGTCTAAAATTGCACCATTTCCAAAGTCTTCTTCCATTTCACTTTCAACAGGCATGTCCATATCAGCTTGGATATCTTCAACCTCAGTATCGTCAGTAAAGTCTTCACCTCCCATATCATCACCACCCATGTCTTCAGAATCTTCATCAAACTTATCCATGATATCATCTTTATCTTCTTCACTTAAAGATTTCAAATCTAAAGATGAAATAACCATATTAATAACATATTTGATATCTTCAGAAGTCATTCCTTCTTCATTATCTAAAGTTCTAATTTTTTGAGTTAATTTACCTGTTAGTTTTTGAATTGTTTTAAACGTTACTTGTTCGTCATCTCCTCCGTCCATTTCCATGTCTACATCTGCGTCCATTTCAACGTCACCTTCAGGTCCCATTTCTGCGTCAATATCTAATGAATCTACACCCATACCCTCATCTCCCATTGGTGATGGTGGTAATTCAGGTGAAGGTACTGCTGGAGGTGCCATAGGTGGAACCGCAGCTTCCATTGGTGCTGGTGCTGGTGCTGGTACAGGTTCTGGTTTAGGAGTTTTTAAAGTATATCTTTTTTGTTCTCCAAACATTGAAGTACCTTCTTCGTTTTCGTTAAGTCTATTCAACTCACCTGCAACTAAATTTAATCTTTTTAATGCCTGAGAATATGAAGAATAGTATTTTCTATTTTTCATTGGCTCAATATAATCAGTTTCAGATTCAGAAATAGTTTTCTTAATGATGTAACCTTGTCTTTCTTTAACGATTTCGTAGTTACTTCCATCAGACAAAGTTCTTGAATACTCTGATTTTGAAGTTTCATTTATACTCGATGGAGTCGTCTCGTTAAAACGAGCGATTTCCATTATTCTTTTTATTTTATCTTGACCTTGAAGTTTTTCACTGCCAATTGGTTTTAAATCTCCCATATTATGATTTATTTATTTTTAATTATTTAATCCGTTAAATCCACCTATTGTGATTGCGTTTAATTGTTGTACCGCTTCACCCAATTGATTTGTAAATACAGGGTGAGGTGCGTAAGCCCCACTAAAATCTGCACTTCCACCACTGAAACTTCCTAAAATATCAAGAGTGTAAGCATATTGTTGGTCAGCAGAAAATCCTGTAAATCCTGGTGTTTGTGATGGTGTAGGTGTAACCGTTGGAGTTACTCCTGCTGTTCCTGTTGGTGTTGGAGTTACTCCTGCTGTTCCTGTTGGTGTTGGAGTCGGTGTCTTTGTTGCAGTGTTAGTTGGCGTTTGAGTTTGTGTCGTAGTAACTGTTGGAGTCGGTGTCTTTGTTGCAGTGTTAGTTGGCGTTTGAGTTTGTGTCGTAGTAACTGTTGGAGTCGGTGTCTTTGTTGCAGTGTTAGTTGGCGTTGGTGTTGATGTTACACTTGCCGTTCTTGTCGGTGTTGGAGTTGGTGTAACGGCCGCGGTTCCTGTTGGTGTTGGTGTAGATGTTACACTTGCGGTTCCTGTTGGTGTTGGTGTTTTTGTTGGAGTTGTTGTTACTGTTGGCGTTGGAGTCACAATAGCTTGGCAAGTAGCGCAATCAGTATAATCTATTGACATAGTTAGTACTTTGTCAATTCCAGTTGATGGTTCTGCATTATCAATAATGTCATAACATCCCTGAGTTGTCCCGCCAGTAAATGTTAAATAATAATTTCCATTAACCGCAGGCAGTGATGAACTATCAAAATCAACTAATATTGAAGCTCCGCCAGCACAAGGACCTATAAGATATGTTACTAATGCCATCTAATTTTTTTCTTTATAAATATATGACTAATACTAATTATTTACGGATTTCTTGAATTTGTCCTTCTATGGACAACTCTTTATCCTTGATTTTAGTCTTTTCGTCAAAAAGTTTACCAATATGCCCAGACCTTCTTAAATATTTGAAAACCAAGTTCTCATAAGAAAATTCTCCATCTTTGTCTAACCCTGACTGTCTATAGTCTTTTAGTTTGTCTTTTAATTTTTTTAATGTTTCAACATTCCCTTCAGATTTTGCATCTTCAATTGCGTCATCAATCTTATCTGTCCAACTTTTAATTTTGGTTTTTAAAACTGACATGTCCAAATCTTTACTTGTTCTTTTAGGTTTGTGAATCCATTCATTATTCATTACAGAATAAACACCATCACTATGAGATTCATCTGAAATGCCTTGAGCATAAACTTCTACATCATATCCAAAAATTTTAATGTTATGTTTGTCGTTAAAAAGTTTCTTTTTTAAATCAAAAAGTTCTTTATATAAATCTTCTTGATTTTCATATTTTTCAAAATCAACAATAACATGTAAATCAAAGTCTGAATATTCAGACCAATTAAAATTAGCCAATGAACCCATTAGATAAACGTCTTCAACAAAAACATCTTCTCCTAAGTCATCAACAAATTCAACTGCGATGCGTTCAAGAGCTTTCCTAACTTTAGGAATCATCGTAGCCTTTTTAGGGTCTTCAGGATTTTCCCAAACTTTTGGATTTAAAGTTTCTTTAATTGAAAAACTATGTAAAATTTTTTCGAAGTTGCTCATCCTAAATAAATAGTAGGATAACTATAGTTTTTTATACTTATACTTTTTTGAAATATCTGTGGTAAAATACTTTCCCTGTGATTCGGATTTTCTGAAGGCAGTGTATGCCTGATGAGGTACTCCCTCGTATTCATATTTTAATCCGTTATTAAACTCAACGATTAACTTATTTGTTTCAGTATCGTATTCAGTTTTCTTAATGTTTGAAGATTTAATTTCATTCAAAATCTTCGTCCCCTTGATTTCCTCTTTTGTAATTGCCATGGCTTAATGGTGTTAATTCATCTATTTTAGTTAATATTGGTTTCATGTAATCTGTAAATTCATTCCAATCAATATTAAAACCATAATCTTTTACTTGCTGAAATAAAGCTTTTTGTCTTAGACCAAACCTTTGATGTAACGTCATCATCAAAGGTGTATACGTCGGAGGGCTTTCTAAATCGCTGTCACTAAACCCTATCTCTTGGAAATGTTGTCTTAATTGTAGATATATTTCTATAAGTTCTTTAAGACCAATACTTTCGTTTAAAAATTTTTCATATGGTTTCATATTTATAAATATGGTTATAAATGAGACTTTTCAATTACATGGTAAAATTAATGTTGAGCCAATTCTAAAAATTATGTCCGACAATAATTTAGATTGGGATGAATTTACTGACCGACAAAAACGGTATGGTTCCGAACATATACACACTAAAACAATACCAATAATTTTTGATAAGTCATTTAATTTTAACCATTTAAAAATTATGCCAACCAACCATTATCCTTTATTTGTAAATGAACTTACAGAGATGGAAAATCATATTAAAGCGAATACTGGTGAAAATGGTAAAATTATGAGGGCTCTTTTAGTTAAACTAACTGCAGGTAAATCAATTAGACCTCACGTAGATGTTGTTGGATTTAGCTTATCTATTGGCAGGAGAATTCATATTCCAATACAAACAAATGATGATTGTTTTTTTACCGTAGGTGATGACAAGAGGAATTTAAAATTAGGTGAAATGTGGGAAATTAATAATGATAAAAAAATGCACTCCGCTGAAAATTTAGGACAAACAGATAGGATACATTTAATTGTTGATTGGATTGAGGAATCTTTATTTGAAAAATATGATAGATAAGGACAAGAAACTTATTGTACTGATGCCACCCAAAACCGCATCCAATTCTCTCAAAGAGACTATGAGCCAAAATGGAATTCAATTTTCCAATCCAATAAAAAAAATTTTAAAACCGTTAATTCATTTAAAGTTAAGTGAAATTGTTAAGATTTTTGAGGTCAACGATTTGTCTGAATATAAAATACTACAAGTTACAAGAGACCCTTACACCAGATTTGTTTCATCCTATTTTCATTTAATGAAAATTACACATAATGTTAAGTCTATAAAATTCTCTAATTACAATTTTCCAACATTTACAAATCATTTTTACGAATCTATTAAATCTGAAAATTTTATTAAAGAATTTTACGGTAACACTTCCTTTGTTGAACACTGTATAAATAACGGTATTAGTTGGGGGGGTACTCGACTTTTTGAAATTCAAAAAAGTTGGGGGGACGTAGAATCGAATGTTTCGTATTTTAAATTAGAAGATATCTCAAAAGAAATTGTATCACTTAATAATTTCTTATCCACTGAAATTTCTTCCTTATCCAATATAAATAAATCTAATTTAGAACATAAATATGATTTAATGTTAACTCCTAAAATTAAAGATATTATTTTGGAAGTGTTTGAAGAAGATTTTAAGTTTTTTAATTACGAAATATAATTACGATTCAATAATACTAACAATTTTAGAAACTAATTGATTTTGTCTCATTAAATAATACGCCACTTTTGGTGTATCGCAATCAATCATTTCAATAGTAACGTTTGGGCGTGTTGAAATGTTATTGGATTGTTTTACGTGTCTTTCGGCATTTTGTGCAACAATAGTATATATTTGAGTATTATAATTTGCCGATTCCAAATATGGTTTTAAATTTAGATATTCATTCGATTGGTCTAAAAAACTTACTTGGTCATCTCTACCATCATCATTTAATAATAAAGTTGTTTGGTCCAAATATGAAACGGTATTGAATCCGATAACTTTGTTAACATTTAACATTGTACCAAAAAGAATCGCTGCATGACCTCCAGCGCAATTACCAATAAAAACTGTTTTTGTGTAACCTGAAGTATATCCCGATAATAATTCCAATACTTTATTAAACGAATTATATGTTTCGTCAATTCCGTTAAAAAAATATTGCCCGTTTATATCGTTAATTTTTATAGTATCATAATCTAGTTGATTTAAGATTCCTTTAAATTCATCCACAGTAGTACCAAAAATAGTATTTTCGTGAGCTTGAAATGCAACCACTAATGTGTTGCTATCTTTTAAATTTTCGTATATTGACTCCATTATATTTTTAATAATAAATAGTATTAAGTAGTATAAAACAAAACCCCCACCGAAGTGAGGGTTAGTTTTACTTTTTCAATTTTTTCAATTGGTCTCTAATGTCAATTGATTTTTCAAAATCTTGTTCTTCAATTGATTTTTTTAACTCCAATTCAAGTTTATCAATATCTTTTTGATTTGACTCAAAATTTTTGATTTGGTCTCTAAGTTTAACTGCGGTTTCAAAATCTTCATTTTCAATCGCCATGTTAAGTTGATATTTTAATCTGTCGATTCCTTCTTCCGATTTTGAAGAGTCTCCTCTGTAATAAGTTGTTACTTTCATAGTACCATCATCAGATACTCTAGTTTTTGATTTCCACTCACCTTGAGTTAAATCGAATTGAGCAAACATTTCATCAAATGCTCTAAAAATGTCGTTGTAATTTCTTTTGTTTCCAAACATAATTTTATTTTTTTAATTAAGATTTATTTGTTATCTTTGTTGTATTCAAATAATATACCAACCAAGTCTTAATGTCAATATGTCAGGTGAAATATTTATAACCTGACAATTTGTCAAAATATTTGGAGAAGTCCAATATTTGATATTACTTTGTAAACTAAATATAGAAACACATGAATGACTTAATGGACGACGACGACAAAATGATGAGTAAAAAACAAAAGCAGTCTGATAGCAGTACTCCTGTTTTAGACAACTTTAGTCGAGACTTAAATAAACTTGCAGAAGAAGGTAAGTTAGACCCTGTTATTGGTCGTGACAAAGAAATTTTAAGAATTGCTCAGATTTTATCTCGTAGAAAGAAAAACAATCCAATTATCATTGGTGAACCTGGTTGTGGTAAAACCGCGATTGTTGAAGGTTTAGCTATGAAGATTGTAAGTGGTGAATGTCCCCGTAATTTAGTGGACAAAAGATTAGTTAATCTTGACTTAACTTCAGTTGTTGCAGGTACAAAATACCGTGGACAGTTTGAGGAAAGAATGAAAGTGATTATTGAAGAACTTACTGCAAACCCACAAATCATTGTGTTTATCGATGAGGTACATACCTTGGTTGGTTCAGGTAACTCTTCAGGTTCAATGGATGGTTCTAATATCTTCAAACCAGCGTTGTCTCGTGGTGAGATTCAAATTATTGGAGCAACAACTCTTGATGAGTTCCGTAAGAACATCGAGAAAGACGGAGCATTGGAACGTAGATTCCAAAAAGTAATTGTGGATGCGTCTACCGTTGACGAGACAATCCAAATCCTTAAAAATATACGTGATAAGTATGAGTCTTATCACAAAGTGACTTATAGTGATGAAGTAATCGAAGCTTGTGTTAAATTGGCTGACCGTTACATCACAGACCGTGAGTTCCCTGATAAGGCATTTGATATCTTGGATGAGGTTGGAGCTCGTATGCAAACCGAACTTAAAGTTCCTGAATCTATTGAACTTTTGAAGAAAGCAGCTGCAGACATTAGACAACAAAAGATTGATGTTGTTAAAAAACAAAACTACGAACAAGCTGCTCAGTTGAGAGACAAGGAGAAAAAAGTGTTGGATAAATTAGAATCTGAAAAACGTAAGTTTGAAGATTCTATGTTGGAAAACAAACAAACTATCTCATTGGATAATGTTTATGAAGTTGTTTCAAACATGGTTAAAATCCCTGTAAATAAGATGAGTGTTGATGACACTAAGGCTTTATTGAACTTGGATAAAGAGTTAATCGGTAAAGTAATTGGCCAGGACGCAGCAGTTGTTAAGATTGCAAAGTCTATCAAGAGAAACCGTTTAGGTATCAAAGACCCGAACCGTCCGATTGGTTCATTCGTGTTCTTAGGTTCAACTGGTGTTGGTAAAACTCACTTAGCTAAGCAATTGGCGAAAGAGATGTTTGGTTCTGAAGATTCTCTTATCCGTGTGGATATGTCTGAGTACCAAGAGAAACACAGTATCTCTAAATTGGTTGGAGCTCCTCCAGGTTATGTTGGATACGAAGAAGGTGGTTTATTGACTGAAAAAGTTAAGAACAAACCATATTCAGTTATCTTGTTTGACGAGGTGGAGAAAGCTCACAAAGATGTGTTTACCATCTTACTTCAAATCTTGGATGACGGTCACGTTACAGATAGTTTAGGTAGAAAGATTAATTTCAAGAATACCTTAATCATCTTAACTTCAAACTTAGGTGTGAAGAAGTTACAAGACTTTGGTACAGGTATCGGTTTCTCTAACAGCCCTTACGCTAACGAGGAAGCAAAAAAAGAAGTGTTAATGAAAGAGATGAAGAAATTCTTTTCTCCTGAATTTATCAATCGTATCGATGATACAATTGTGTTCAACTCATTAACCCCTGAGGACATCAAGAAAATCACTGTGATTGAATTGGCGAAATTAGGTAAACGTCTTAAGGACATGAAGTACACTTTAAACTTTGATGACACTTTAGTTGATTATTTGGCTAAGATTGGATTTGACGAGATGTACGGAGCGAGACCACTCAAGAGAGCTATCCAAGACAAAGTTGAGGATTTGTTATCTGAAGAAGTTCTAACAGGTAAGATGGTTGAAGGTAAAACCTACACTATCAAGGTTGAGAACGACGAGGTTAAAGTTCAGAAAAAAGGACGATAAGAAAAGGGAGATTTATTCTCCCTTTTTTTGTATTTATAACTAATGAAAGATTTGATTAGAAAAATAATTAAAGAGACAGTAGAGAATGGTGAAGTAATTTGTGATGATTGCGGATGGTCTTGGGATATGTCTGAAGGTGGAGACGATATGTACATATGTCATAAGTGCGGCCATGATAATACTCCAAAATCTCAATCAAATCTTGATAGATTAATGGACCAATTCAAATATCAATTTCCAAAAGAATTAATGGAAAAAGTACAAGTAATTGGTAAATTTGTTTCTGACTACATAAAAAAAAACAACATCAATATTAAATTCCTTAACTCTTGTTTTGCAGGATTTTCAGGAGTTAGAACTAAAGACCAAGTAATAATTTGTGCTCCAACACAAATGTCAACTATAGGTGATTTCCTTTACACCGTATTTCATGAAATTAGACACGAGCATCAAATTCGTGATATGAAAATGCCAAACCCATTAACAGAATTTGACTTGGAAGATTTTGAGACTCTTGCGGACCAATACTGGGAAATGGAGTTAGATGCCGACCAATTTGCCAAAAATATGGTTGCCAAAATTGTAATTAAATTAGGGATACCGATTGATGTGGCATCAAGATTATTTTCACTATCCCATTACATTCAGAATTATCCATCTGCCTCAAGAATGGTTAGAGGACATTTAGCCCAAATTGTTAACGGTATTAAAGAAATAAAAAAATCGGGGGCCGAATATGAGGATATTCAAGACCACCCGATGGTTAAACGTCACATTGATAAGTTAGAAAATTTTATATAACATACCTTTTCATTGGGTCATATTGTACTAATTCTTTGTAGTGTAATTTATATCCTAATTCAGAAATCATTTTTCTACCCATTTCAATTCCATTAAAAACATCTTCAATTACAACATATTCATTTTTAGTATGATAATCGTAATATCCAATTGAAAAATTAATACATGAGAAACTAAATTTGTTTCTCAAAGCATACACATCGGTATATGGGTGAACCATGTATTGCATGTCTTCATTAACCATACCTTCAGTTAAAACTTTATCAATCTTTTCAAAGAATTCGCTATCTCTATCAAACAATACTTGCCCAAAACATTTTTCTGTAATCATCCAGTTTTCTGGTGCGTCAAATTGGATTCCATATCCAACATTCTCAAAGAATGATTCATCTGCCTTTTTTGAACCGTGACATCCTGTTTCTTCAGAAACAAAAAATGATGCCTTTAAGTACGGTAATTCTTTAAGTAAGGTTAAACAAGCGAAAACACCACATTTGTCATCTCCACCAATACCTGTTGGTAATCCGTGATGATTATATGCCTTTAAAGCATCTTTAATATTCCCTTGAGCATTTGGTAATTGTTCTTCACGAATAAGAATGGTATCTAGCTCATGAACTGTATCTGTATGAGCAATTACACATGGAAAATGGAAATCTTCAGGTAATTCAGAATTTTCTTTTTTTGTTGCATAAACATTTTTATGTTTATCTACGTAGTGTTCAATGTTATTCTCAGTCAACCAATTAACCAAGAATTCGACCATAAGGTCTTCTTTGTATGTTTTACTAGGAACGCTAAGAACCTCCTT